TTATAAAAATGTTAAAGACCCTAAAATCACTAACTTAATAATGACTGAAAACTTACAAGGAAAGAAATTGATTATTTTAGAAGATGATGCAACTAATGTATTTTTATTAAAAGCACTTTTAGAAAACACTCAAACTGACGCAGTATATTGTACTACTGTTGATGAATTCTTAGATGTGTATAGAGGTGATAAAGATATAGTGTTATTAGATATAAGAGTACCTGGTGATAAAGATGGAATAGATCTACTAAAAGAAGTTAAAAAACGAGATCCAAACCAGCCAGTGATCATGCAATCAGCTTTTACTGATAGAGCTGACGAATGTAAAAAATTAGGTGCCGATGCTTTTATAGAAAAACCTGACGTATTTCATAGTTTGCTGCCTACAATAAGAAGATTACTAAATAAATTAAAGAATAAAAATGGGGGAATTTAAGAAATATAAAGATTGGGTTAACGAAAAATTTGAAGACGAATATGGAAATATAACTGTTTTATACCCCGGAGGGTTTAAACCTCTCCAGGGAGGCCATCTTGACCTTATTAAAAGATACGCTAATAATTCTCAAGTAAAAGAGGTAAGAGTTTTAGTGGGCCCTAAAGAAAGAAATGGAATAAACCAAGATCTTGCAGTAAAAATAGCAAGAGAACTTACTAGACAATTTCCAAACGTATCTATAGAAAAAGTATCTTACCCATCTCCTATATTGACTGCTTATAAAGAAATAGAAAACATGAAACCTGGAAATTATGCGTTAGCTGCATCTTCTAAAGGTGACGATTATGTTAGAGTTAAAGCATTCACAGACCAACACCAACCAGGTGGAAAATATTATGACGGATTACCAGAAGGTGTAAATATTGTAGAACTCCCAATTGATGCAGAACCTGCAGTATTTAGATATGGATCACATAAAGGGCAACCAATCTCAGCATCGACGCTAAGAACTGATTTAGCACATGGTAATTGGGATGGATTCGAATCAGGCTATCCAGATAGTGATAGTAATCAAGTAGAAGATGTTTGGGATATGCTACAAGGTGTAGTTAATGAGTCATATAATATCGTTAGACCAAATTTAAGAAGTTAGAATAATTTTTATCAATAATAATCATATATTTAAAGTCATTAGAAACAATGGCTTTTTCTTTTGCTTTTATTTTGCTTTTATCTCTTTCATACAGATATGAATTTTTTATTTCAATAATAAGGTTTTTTGATGGAATATAGAAATCACTGTGATAAACTTTATTTTTCCCTTCAAATAAATATGGAACTGATGCCCCATTTTTTATATCGATTTTATCATAAAACTTTTCTAAGAAATCTAGTTCATACGATCCTTGGTATGTTAAATTTGTATCTCTGAAATTTTTAATTTTTAATCCAGATTGTATTCTTTTCTTGAATCCTTTATTAAATAGTTCAGTTGATTGTAATGTGCTTTCGACGTTATATCGTAACATCATTTCCTTTTTATATTCTTTAGATTGGACATAATAATCACATTGATATTTTGATTGAACAGTTTTTTTCATAGTTTCTTGAATTTCTTTAGACTGTAATGGGTAATCAACTTTATATTTTTTATTACATGCCTGCTTAGATTGAATATGTGCGTATATATTTTTGCATTTTATAGAACAACAATTTTTATAACCATATTTGATACTTTCAAATTTAGTTGGTTTTCCACAAATAACACACGATCCTTCTTTTTTTGTTTTTAACCACTTATCATAATAAATTCTTTTATCTTTATAGTGATATAACCCTATATGAACTGATAACGATTGGAGAGATTTAAATTTTAAATCACATTCTTCACATTTAAATAATTTTTTAGATTTTTTTTCCATAATGTCTATCTTTTTTGAATATATAAATAAAGTGGGACAGTTATTAGTCTATCTATAATTGTTTTATAATTGGGTTATAAAACTAACCACTTTATTTATATATTCAAAAATAATTTTATTTTATGATTGTTAAAAATAATATACAAAATAAACTAGACGAAGGAAGCATCACATCAGAAAAAAATCGTCATATGACTCATGCTGAAGACTTAGTAGTACTTGGCGGTGAAGAAGGTATGGATTGGGTACTTAAGATGATATGGGATTTATACCAAGAATTAAAAGGGAACACTCCAAAAGATGAGATGAAGCTTTCGGTAAAAATCGATGGAGCTCCTGCAATATTTGCTTGGTCATCATTCCCTGGATTACCAGACAATGGAATTGCAATGAAGGGATTATTTGCCAAAACACCTAAAGCGTTTTCCACCCAAGAAGAAGTAGAAGCTAATTTTAGTGACAGACCTGATTTAAACTACAAACTCAAAACATTCTTAAAATATTTACCCGAGATTAACATAGCTGCTGGAGAAATATGGCAAGGTGATTTCATATTCGACCATAAGTCATTACAAGAAACTGAAATCGATGGAGAAAAATTTATAGCTTTCCACCCTAATGCTATTTATTACGTAGTGCCAAAAGATTCTGATTTAGGAAATAATATTGACAAAGCTGAAGTTGGCATTGCATGGCATACAAGATATACAGGCGAAGATTTAGCAAGCGTATCAGCTAATTATAATACATCTTCTGACGAGCTAACCCAAATCGATAAAATGTTTATGACAGACCCTTACATTAAATCTTTTGCTGGTATTGTAACATTTACAGAAGAAGAATCTCAATACATTGAAGATACAATGGAAAACTTACTTGATATCTCCAAAAACTTTAAGACTGGAGACGTATATAAGAATATATTAGCATCTAAAGATACTATAAGCTATTTCACTATATTTCAAAATTCTTTAGTTAGAGCCAATAAACAGATGACTAATCCAGATGGTTTCTTCGGAGAATTTGTAGAATTCTTACAAAATAAAGGAGCTGCGGAAGTTGAAAAGAAAAAATCCGCTAAAGGAAAAGAAAAATCAGAATTAAAATTTGCTGAGATGATAGATGCTCTTGAGCAAAATAAAGATGAATGGTTCTTGGTTATTCATTCTATTATGGAGATAACAAAACTTAAAAATATGTTTGTTAAAAAGTTAAGCAAGCTAGGAGAATTCCAAACATACTTAAAGATGAAAGAAGGTGGATTAAGAGGAACTAATCAAGAAGGTTTCGCAGTTTCCGATATAGACGGTAATGTTGTGAAGCTTGTTGACCGTAATGAATTCTCATGGTCTAATTTTTCTCCAGCAGTTCAAAAAGGCTGGGAACATTGATTGTTAAGATTTAATTAAGGGTTTCCTAACTGATTCAATTCCAATACATACAGAGGCATAAAGTTTAACAAAAATGACAAAAACTTTATGCCTTTGTGAATATATAAACTATAGTAAAGATTCTAACAGGCCTAATAAAGTAATATTACTAAAAACAACAATAATAATTCTAATAAACTAAAATTTCTAAAAAGTTATGAGTGAACAAGACAATTACGATGCGTTATTTAACCCTAAAGTAGATTTAGGAGATGTATCAAACAAAGCCTCCAATGATTATCAAGTATCCGCAGACAAAGGCAGCGGCGGAGTATACGAATCAATTATCCGATTCATCCCTTGGTATAAAAATCCAAACCAATCAATAACAGACAAATGGGTATCCTGGTTAATCGACCCGGTAACTAATAAAGGACGTTTCGTTGATTGCCCTTCATCAGTTGGTAAACAATCTTTAATCCAAGACATGTTTTGGAAGTTAAAGAAAAGCGAATCAGTTCAAGAGCAAAAAGCAGCAGACATCTTTTCCAGACGTCATAATTATGCTTCTCTTATTCAGGTTATCAAAGATACCACACAACCTGCTTTAGAAGGAAAAATTCTTGTGTATCGTTTCGGTAAAAAACTTTGGGAAAAAGTTCAAGCAGAGATGAAGCCAATTATGGGTGACCCTATGAATCCATTTGATATGCTACATGGTAAAGCATTCCACCTTAAGATTACAAAGGTGTCCGGATTTAATAACTACGACCAATCAAAATTCCTTGATAAGGTTATTCCACTTTGCATGCCAGATGCGGAAGGAAAACTTCAGCTTATCAATGATAATACTGATAAAGGTGTTGTATACAATTACCTTAAAACAAATTCTCCAGATTTAGACAAGTATGGCTTTAGAGAATGGGACCAAGATACGTATGATTATGTCAATGGCGTTATTGCTGCGGTGACAGGACAAGCTCCTGCTCCAACCAATTTCTCTGACATAAACACTGCATCTCATGGTGCTACTCCTACACAACCAGTACAGTCTGCTCAAACACCAGGAGGCGGTATTACTTCAACTAACATTAGCTTAGATGATTTAGGAGTTGATAAAGCTCCAGTAGATGCTTCCTTCCCTGCGATAGATCTTCCAGATCTTCCAGAAGTAGGTGGAATTCCAGGCAACTTAGAGGATGTATTAGGCGGTTTATAATATGAACGCCAATGAGAAAATATTAGGAGAGATGGGTTTTGACTCATCTCTCCATAATACGATGGATTCGAAACTTTCATCTGAAGAATATCGAGGACGTCTCATGGGATTACTCCAGCCAATTCTAGATCAAAGATTTCCAGGAAACGCTGGGAAAAGAAAAGTCCATCCTCATATTGATCGTATAACATTCGCATGTCCATATTGTGGAGATAGTATGAAAAGCGATTACAAACATCGAGGAAACTTCATTCTCAGAGGTAAACACCAAAACTTCTTCAAATGCCACAACTGTGGTGAATTCAAGCGAATAGATACTTTTTTCAAAGATTACAATGTAACGTTGAATCTAGATGCCGTTAATTATATAATGGACAACCTTGGCGATTTTACCTCATATGCAGGCGCCAAGTATGATATGTCAGTTATGTTAAATATGGAGCATCTTGATGAATATGCTATTGATCGCCAAGAGTTAAAAGCAAAGTTTAATCTAGTAGAAGTCAAAACTTCTTCTGTATGGACTTGGCTAACTCATCGATTACAATTTCGTGAAGAAAAATTCTTATATAGTCCTACTAAAAACTACGTACTGATACTAAACTTAACTCCTTCTGGCAAAATACTTGGAGCTCAGAAACGAGGTTTTAAAGGGCCAAATAGATTTGAAACGTATAAGCTTTCAAAGTTATATGAATATATGGGTAAGGAACTTAAAGTTAATGAAGAGCAACTTGATTATTTAGATACTTTATCTATGATATTCGATATATGTCTTATAAGCTTTAATAAACCTATCACTATGTTTGAAGGACCAATGGATGCATTTTTATTTAAGAACTCTATTGCGAATACAGGAGCTAATAAAGATCTACCTATTGAAATACCAGTTAGGTATTTTTATGATTCAGATGAAACCGGAAAACGAAGATCACTGCAACATATACAACAAGAGCATGAAGTATTCTTATGGGATAAACTATTAAGAGAAGTAAGCGCTCCATATAGAAAAAAATGGGATTTAAACGATATCTTATTATGGGCAAAGGAAAATGGTAAGAAAATAAACATTGCGGATACTTATTTTTCGTCAGATCCTTTTGATGCTTTAGATATATAAAGTATATGAAGCTTAAAACACAGATAAAACATACGTTTAATATCGAAGGAGATTCTATGGATGATATGTCATTTAGCGTAGATTTTTCAGAAATTAAACCAAAGAAAAAGAACACAATAATAATAGAAGAACAAAGCAAATCTAAAAGATTAAAAAATGATGCAAGCACAAGATTGTTTTAAGAAAGGTGATACAGTATATGCTGTAGTTGCTAAACCGGGAAAAATGGTAGCTGATGCTATAACAGAATGTACTATTGATAAACTAACTACTGATGATAGATTAAAATCTTATTCAGAAAAAGCTGTTAATAGAGCAAAATCTAGTTTTAAAACTATTGGAGACTCTCCTAAACAATTAGCATGGGTAACTGATAAATATGGGGTTAATCCATTTAAAGAATGGGTTGAAACTGATAGATTACAAAGAGAACCAACTGGACACTTCAATACTATAAATTAAATAGTGATGCCTGAACCAACCACAGATTTTTTTAACATTAACCCGACTGTAGCTAAAGAAGAAACTCTAGTAGATAAATTTGCTAGAGAAAGATTAGAATGGTCAGAAAAGTTGGGTGATATGTCGTTACAAATGAAGTCTGTTTTAAAAGTCAGCGAATTGATGACTGAAGTATATACTGAACGTCAAAGATGTGTTGAGTATCATCATTATCTTATTTCGATACTAATTAAAGTTAATAAAGAATATAGACGTCAGTTTTCTGAACGCCACGATTTTTGGTCGTATAAATCAAACATACGATATCCAAATGAAACTTCTAAAAATAATAAGATTCAAGTTGAACTAGCAGATATTCTAGAAAAAAGAGAAATGATAGACAACCATGCAAAATTCATTCTTGAAACAAAAAACACAATAGATAACATAGTGTATGCTATTCCAAAACGAATCGATATAGAAAAAATAGCAAGAGGAAGTCTTTAATTGTAATATATATAAATTTAGCGTGAATATATAAAATAAAAATGAATTTTATTTATATTACAACAAATCTAGTTAATAGAAAACAATATATTGGATCTCATAATGGAGAAAAGGATGATGGATATTTAGGAAGTGGAAGGCCTGTTTTCTTGAATGCTATTAAAAAATATGGGAAAGAAAATTTCAGAAGAGAAATTTTAGAAGAATGTGATCCATCAATGAATTTACTTTTAGAAACAAAATATATTAAAGAATATAACACTTTAGTTCCAAATGGATATAATATAAGTCCAACTGGTGGTCATGGATTAAGAGGAAAAGTATCAGAAGAAACAAAAGAGAAAATAAAGCGTAAACAAAAAGGGAAAAAGAAAATATTATATTTTATTGAAAAATATGGTGAAAACGAAGGGAAGAAAAAATATGATATATGGGTAGAAAAAATAAAATTCCCTATGGGCAATGTTCCGTGGATTAAGGGCAAGAATCATTCTAAAGAATCAAATGAAAAAAATAGGCAATCTCATTTAGGAAAAATAAATTCTAAAGAAACAAGAAGAAAAATAAGTGAATCTAATAAAGGAAAAATATCTCCTATAAAAGGAAAGACTTATGAAGAAATATACGGAGAAGAACTTGGAGAAAAAAGACGAAAGCAACAAGGATTGATACGACAAAATAAACCCCATACAGAAGTAACAAAACATAAAATGTCTGCAGCTTCTAAAGGTAAAAAGAAAAATTATGATGTTTGGAATAAAGGAAAAACTGAGCTAAATATAACTCCTAAACTAATAAATGATGTTAAAGAATTAAAAGAATCAGGTTTAACACAAAAAGAAATAGCTGATAAAAAGAATTATTCCATTTCAACAATTGCAAGAATGTTAAATGGATTCTATAATAATATAGAGCAAATTACAAGAGGAAAATAATGGATGCTAAACATAAAGATATAAAAGAAAGAGCAATCAAAGCTTATGAGATAATCAAAGCAGCTGAGAAAGAATTGGAAGAATGTAGAAGTGATTGTGAACACCCTAGTACAGAGTTATGTATATATTCAACAGGACCAGGTAGATATTACGAAGATACAGAAATCTGCACAATATGTGGTGATGTAATCAGATTCAAAGAAAACCCCCAACAAGCTATATGGACATCAACTGGAAGAGTAACCGAAGGCGATTTGCCACATATATCTGATATTTCAGAAGATGATTTTAATGAAATTAATTCTTGGAAAAACGAAGGGTTTTATCATGACGGAATTAAGCCGTGAATATGATAAACATAGGAATAGTTGGTTCTAGAAAATACACCAACAAAGAACAAGTCCAAACAGCTGTAGATTTATGTATTGCTAAGTATGGAAAAGAAAAACTTAGAGTAATTTCAGGTGGAGCTCGAGGAGCAGATACTCTTGGAAAAATCGTAGCTTTAGAAAACGGATTACAATATAAAGAATACAATCCATCTCATACAAGTTGGAATCAATATAGTGGAAAGCCAAAAGAATGGTATGAAAAAGAATATAGCATAGGACAATTTTTTGAACGAAATACTTTTATAGCAGAAGATAGCCATATATTATTTGCTTTTATTCCAATAAATCATCAATCTAATGGAACGATGGATACTGTGGGTAAAGCAGAAAAATTAGGAAAGATAACTTATATAATAAACTAATATGTTAGATAAGAAATACGATATTATGATTCTCTCAGGAGGATTTGACCCAGTACATAAAGGTCATGTTAGAATGTTCAAAGGAGCTAAAGCTCAAGCGAATAAAGTAATAGTTGGAGTTAATTCAGATAAATGGCTAGTACGTAAAAAAGGAAAGGGCTTTATGAATTGGTCAGAAAGGGCAGAAATTCTTAAAGCTTTTAAATATATAGATGAAGTGGTTTCATTTAATGATGATGATGATGGTGCAGTAGATTTATTAACAAGAATCCAAAGATTATATCCAGAATGTAGTATTGCATTTGGAAACGGTGGGGATAGAACAGCAGACAACACACCAGAAAAAGGGTTTTGTGAAGCATACAGTATCGAAATGGTATATCATGTAGGCGGAGGTAAAGTTCAAAGTAGCTCGGGTTTAATCTCAAGCTCAGAAAAATAAATTAAGCAAAGTGAAGTTAAATTAGAAATGGAAA